CAAATCCGTTTTTTACATTTTATTGCTTCATCGTTGCGTAAGCTTTATTGACCCCGGTTACTTCCGCAATTATGTGAAAGAGCGCTCCCGCTACAAAGACCACGACCCATTTACCGTACGAGCCGATGAGTTTCTCGGAAATCCAGTATATAGGGATTAAGAATAATCCTACGAGAGCTGCTTCAAGAAGTATGTTCATTTATACTTCTAGTTAGAATATGCTAAACCACCCATACCGGACATGATACGGAAAATATTGTAGTTGACGGCGTACATACGGAAGTTATAAGGATAAGCTTTGGAAGGGAAGGTACCTGCGGCTCCGCTAGTTACACTATCGAAGACTAAGGTAGCATTATCGATACGACTGAAGTTACAAGTACCACTGGGTTGATGTTCTTCAGGTTGAATAGCGAAGGAATAGACGTTGATAGGATTGGCTGTTGCCGGTTGAATATAGGTCGCTGCAGTATTCGCACGACGAATAGGACCATAGGCACCACCAGTATGGTGTTGGAAGGGTTGAACTTTCCAGAAGTAATCCCCATAACGTTCATCAAATCGGTCTTGACCGTTGATTTGGAGACGACATCGGTTTACAATATCATTATAACCGAATAATTGAGTAGAGGTAGAACTTGTACCGGTTTCATCATCGTTGATTAATCCAACTTGACTACAATCGGTTTTACGAGCATCTTGGAAGACCCAAATGAGTTCTTTGATAGGATGATTTAAGGTTAAGTCAATACGAGCGCTGGATGTAGTGATTTGTTCTTGACCTTCGTATTGTAATTGTTCAATGAGGTATTCGTGGGATTCTTGGGCAAACCGACGACGTTCATCAACATCGAGGTAGACATAATCGATGTATAAGGCCATATCTTTTAATGCTGGTAAAGCGGCAGCTGCTTTGGACACAGTATTGTAAGGAGAACCACCATTGGAGTTTAAAGATACTAAGTTAACGGCATCTTGAAGAGTAATATTGAACCGAACTTCGTGATATTGTAAAGCGATTAAAGGTAACGCTAAACCAGGATTACGATTGAACCAGAATTGTAAAGGAACATATATTACTGGAGGACGACCACCGCAAGTGGTAGAAGAAGAAGTAGTACCTTGATAATGACCACCTAATAACGCATCTAATTTTACAGCTTTATCAAAGTTAGCCGTTAAGGTTTCCCATAAGTATAACCATTCACCATAATGACGGTCAATAACTTGTCCACCAATTTCAACTTCAATTTGTTGGAGCATTAAGTAACCAAGACGACGACGCATACCAGCCGACCAAAATATATCATCTGTATTACCGGCACCATTTGTCGTATCTGGTAACGTGATTTCTACATAGGTATTCCAGATTAAATCGGCGTTACGGTTGACCACGGCGACGAGACGTTGACCGTAGATAGGCGCACCCGTAAAGTTGACACGGAAGGCTTCAATCGCGAAGTTTGTGTGTCGTTTGTATAAGATTTTCCAGAACGTAATATGCGGATTGCCGGTTAAATAAGCATCTTGAGCACCATAAGCGACGAGTTGTAATAGACCACCACCCATTTCTTTATTAATGACCGAAGGATATTTTCTGTGTGCTGTACGAACAAATGAAGACACGCAAAACAAAAACCATGCGCCGTAAGTTTGACCGCTGTGTGCGAGCGGTACAAAGAACGGTGAAAGCCCGTAGAGGTTCTACCAAAAAACAAGCCGCTTATGCCATATGTACGAAAACGCTTCTTAGCAAATAAAGTAATGAAGAAAGGAGGAAAAATCCTTGCCCAAGGAGCCGATACCTGCGTCTTTGAACCCGAAGTGGCGTGTACCGGAAATAAAGTAGCGATTACCGGAGATACTCAAGGACCATTTATATCCCGGATTATTCCCGAAGAAGAACACGAACATATAAATCAACGAAAGGCATTAGCGAGTATTAAAGCCGATTTACAAAATGATACGGTGGATGATCAGAATGATGTATTAGCGCATTTTTTGTTCGGATCGTTTTATTGCACCCCAAATACAACCGACGATGATTTTAGAGATGTTCATGGATATAGCGATTGCAATTTTGATGACGGTGATCGGGTAATATCGCGCCACAATAAACCCAATAATCCTCAACATGTGAACATTATTACTCCCAAGTACAAAGGAGATATCGCGAACCGCAACGGATTAATCCGTAGTAAAGAAGATACCAAAGGTGGGTTGTACAATCTAATGGCGGCACTTACCTTCATCAATAAAGAGCATCCTGTCGTCCATTTTGATGCGCATCCAGGTAATCTTGGTTGGAAAAATAACCGAATTGTGTTATCTGATTGGGGACGAGTAGTTTTTCATCAAGAAGAATGTTATCTAAGCGAACGGTATGAACAATCCTTTAAACAGTTCTTTTATCCGATAAAGTTGTTGAAAAAATTGAACCGGTTTAATATTTTTTACAAAATGACGAAAGATGTTGCGGTAGTATGGGATATATTGGCTATAACCAAAACAGCGGAACATTTTGGATTAGTGACTACGAGTAACGCAGAAACCTTTTTGAATACGGTCGTATCCCTCGTGCAACGCGCCGGACTCGATAATACATTTTCCATGGACCTTCGGGATGAACTGATTCATGCTTTACGTGCGTTATTTGGTTATCCACCGGTGGTACTTACTCCCGTTTCTAGTCCAACTACCAGTACCACTTCAAGTTTAAATCTTACTCCATCTCCTCCTCCGGCTCCAGCTCCGACTCCAGTTTCAAGTACCCGACCGATACGTCGAACAAATAGACTTAACGGAGGTAACAAAACTCGGAAATCTATTTCGAAGAAAGGGCGCGGGCGGACAAGACGTACATGAATAACGCGTTCGCTACCGCAATGATTAACGTAGGAAGAGTACGTAAAAGGAATCCTACACCAATACGGGGTTTACTCGTGATTAAATAGATATCGTATACGACTACGATGGTTACCCAAATAGCAACAAAGACAAACATATAGTAAAAATATTGACTTACGGTTGTATTGGGTATCGATTTCGTGATTTCTGCTTCTTTATCCGCCATTTATGAACTTAGACTGAAAACTTTTTCAACGCCTCTTGACAAGCCAGTTGTTCGGCTTTTTTACGGGTGCTGGATACTCCGTACGCAAACGGATTTCCTGCTCCATCGCATACCGCCACTCGGATTTCGTTGGTTTTTGTGTCGTTCGATAACATGACATACGTAGGAGTACAGTTCAACTCTTTTTGACAGTATTTTTGAAAGACGTCTTTATAGTTAGTAACCGAGTTTACGGCTTCTTCAATATCGACATAGGCTTCTAACACGTTGATGACAAAGGTATAGACAATTGGGAATCGGTTTCCACAATCGGTCCATAACGCACCTAGAAAGGCTTCAAAGATGTCGCCCAACTTTTTGGTATTGTTTCGTCCATCGATTTTGGAGGATTCTTCGTTATGCCGACTAATCACGTAGAATCGGTTTAATCCTACTTTTTTCGATAGTTCGCCGATTCGCTCGTTATTCACAAGTTCTTTCCGAGCATCGGTAAGAAATCCTTGCTTTTTATCCGGGTACCGATGCCGAAGATACGTGGCTACACAGACTCCTAACACCGAATCTCCTTCAAACTCTAAGCATTCGTAGGATTCGTCTTGTAAGGGCATAACTCCGGAAGGACAAGGAACCAGTTGGGCTGGTCGGCCATCGGGCGTGGTATATTCGGTTCGGCGTACGTAGGTGGTATGTACCATAGCGGTTTGAAAGATTCGTTTGTTTTGTACACGATAATGCGGTAATCCATGTTTATGGAGTATCGTATGAATATCGCGTTCGGTAAAGTAACGGTTAGCGGGATTATAAGGGTTATACAGGTCCATCTATAGTATCTCTGTTGCCAACTCTGTAAAAATCCGTTTTGGGAATATTTTGATTCAGGAATAATAATGAGTAGCAACACTAATGTTGGAGTTAGAAGGTCTCCGCGACTAAAAGCAAAAGAAGAAGCGTTAAATGAAATTAAGGATAAAGTCAATAGTGGTAAATATAACGTAACTCCGGAAAGAGCATCTGTTAAACTTGGTAATAGTAATATTACTTTATATGTTGATAGATCAACTGAAACTTCAGATAAAGTTTCGGACAAAATACTCGATTTAACTACTTATATTACACCGATAGAAGAACCACTACCGCAACGAATATCCACAAATATGACTACAACTGTTATTAATCCTATACAAGAACAAAGTGTTGAACGTAAGTATAAAGAACCAATAACACCAACCGGACAATGCAACGCTGTAATCGGTAAGTTTAATCCAAAAGAAATGACACTATGTTGGTTATGTGGATTTCCTATTGATAAACTAAATGAAATCTTACCTAACAACAGTTATAGTCAGTTTTTAAATCAAAATGTATGTGAACATGTATTACCGATTAATATAGCTTATGCCGTCACCGGTATAGTTGGACTTACCGAAGGAAACAATCAAATATTATTATATCCTGAATACGAAAATGCACATCATTACTGTAACTATGTGAAAAACGACATTCACTTTCTAACGTTAGGCTATAACGAAACGAACAGTTTTTGCAGTTTAAAAGTGAATAGTCAAAAAGTATTTGATTTTTTATTTATGTTATACGGAGGTATACGAAAAGCAAAAAGCGATCCAAA